TCGCCTGCGAGCGCGCGCTGGCGCATTGCAATCGGTCGGACATTCCGGAGGAGATGGAGCAGGCGGTCGCGGCGGTGCTGGTCGGACTGGTCTCACGTGAGTCCGACGTGAAAAGCATCACGCGCGGCGACACATCCGTGACCTATTTGGACGGGAAAAACGCCGAAAGCGTGCTGCTTGCGCCGTGGTGCAGGCTCGGAACGCTCCGAGAGGGCTGAAAATGCGCGACGCGAGGATGACAAGGGCGCTGCGGCGCACCTTCGACCGCACGGCCTGCGTATTTCGTCCGTTGTCCGACGGGACGGAGCGGGCGGTCTATGCCGATATTCCCTGCGCGCTCAGCCGCAGCGCACTCACGAGTGCGCCGTCGGTCGGTGCGGAGGGCGCGGCGCTGTGCGAGAGCCGCTACGCGCTCTCGCTCTACACGATGCCGGAGTTCTGGCTGCGGCTGGGCGACCGCGTGACGGTTTCGGACAAAAGCGGGCGAATCTACCACGCCCGCGCCAGCGACAGCGTGCGCTATCCGAGCCATTGCGTGACGGTGGTGGAGGTTACGGAGGTATCCGTACCTGCTTCACAGGAGAGTGCCGAGGGCGGCACGGCAGATCAAAAGGGCTGACGCCCTCTGACGGCCAGCAAGGGATGGTCTCTTTGCGAAAGAGAACCCGCTTTGCGCGGAGCCGCGCGGGGAGTGCCGAGGGCGGCACGGCAGATCAAAAGGGCTGACGTCCTCTGGCGGCCAGCAAAAGGGGCCATTCTTAGCGGAAGAATGGCCCCCTTTGGAACCCCCAAGACCGCAAGGGCTGCGCCCTTGACCTGCCATTGCCTGTCTCTGCTGTGCCGATGCTGCACGCGCTGTGCAGAGGAGTGCATACTAAGCTGAGCGCGGCTTTCGATTTGGCGTGCTTCTTATTCCGCTCAGCCGCTGCTGCGTATCTGGTACGAAAACTCATGTGAGTTTTGTCCGAAACCCCGCCGCAGAGCGGCAGCGGCGGCAAGGAGCACACCAGATCGAAAGCCGCAAAAAACCGGCAGGCAGTTCTTTGCACAGCGCGGGCAGCATCAGTGTGGCAGGGGCGGACAATGAATGGGCCACGGGCAAAGCCCGTGCGCGTTTTCCCACCGCTTTTGCGCGGTCAAAAGCGGTGCTCGCGGAGCGGGGACGCTTCGTAATGCCGCTGGGAGGCGGCGGACAAGACTCACATGAGTCGGAGGTGAGAAATTGAACGACATCAAAGAGGGCGTGCGCGCCTATCTGGAGCGGGAGAGCGGCATTCACGCCGTGTGCGCCCCCGCAAGGCACACGGGCGAGTACCCGCTCATCACGGTGGACGCGCGGGAGGACGGCGCGGTGCTGTGCGCGGGCGGGGCGCAGGCCGAGCATCGCTACCGCGTGAGCATAAGGTGTGCGGGCGACCGCGAGCGGTCGGACAAAAACGGAAGGCTCGCGGCGCTGGTCCCCGTGCTGCTGCGGGGCATTCCGATGGCGCTGCCCTCCGGCGTGCCGGGCGGCGGCAAGGTGCGGCGCGTACTGTCCCCGCAGGGCTTGGAGACAGAGGGCGACGAGCTGCGCTTTACGCTCTCGCTGACGCGAAGCGTGCCGCCCAAGGCGGACGGCGGCGGCGCGGGCGGCGAAACGATGCAGGTGCTGCATTGGAACGAAAGCAACTGATTTGATAACAGGAGGAGAAACCGAAATGGGTTTACCGGAAATTTACATTTCCTTTGAAACGGCGGCGGTGAGCGCCGTCAAGCGCTCGAGCCGCGGGGTCGTGGCGCTGGCTGTCACGGACGCGACCAAGGGCGGCGCGGCGAGCGCCGTGTATCGCAGTCTGAGCGAGGTGGACGAGAGCAAGTTCACGAAGGAGAACTACCGCGTGCTCTCGCTGTGCTTTCAGGCCGCGCCGAGCAAGGTGGCGGTGCTGCGCATCGGCAGCGACGAGGCAGACACCTTTACCGCGCTCGACACGCTGGACTTTGACTACCTTGCCGCGCCGGGGCTGACGCAGGCGAAGGTCATCAGCTACATCAAGGCCGAGCGCGCCAAGGGCCGCGGCGTGAAGGCGGTCGTCGCCAACGCGACGGCGCCCGACGACGAGGGCATCATCAACTTCTGCGCGGAGGACATCGTACTCACCGACGGCGCGGTGACGGCGGACAACTATGCCGCGCGCATTGCGGGTCTGCTGGCGGCGACGCCGCTCACGCGCTCGGCGACCTATGCCAAACTGAGCGAGGTCGTCTCCTGCGGCGCGCAGAGCGACGCGGACGCCGCCATCGACGCGGGCAAGCTCATCCTTGTGCCGAACGGCGAGGGCTACTGCCTCGGCCGCGCGGTCAACTCGCTGACCACGGTCACGACCGCGCACGGCGCGGCGTTCCGAAAGATCAAGATCGTGGACGGCGTGGACCTCATCCGCGCGGACATCACGCGCACCTTCCGCGAGGGCTACATCGGCAGCGTGCTGAACGATTACGACAACAAGCTGCTGCTCGTGACGGCCATCAACGCCTATTTCAAGGCGCTCGAGGGCGATGTGCTGGACAAGACGGCGGACAACGCGTGCCGTGTGTCCCTGTCCGGCCAGCGCGGCTGGCTCGAGAGCCACGGCACGGACACGGGCGAGATGTCCGACGCAGAAATTCTCCGCGCGAACACCGGCAGCGAGGTCTTTTTGGAGGCTTCCCTGACATTCTGTGACGCGATGGAGGATCTGACGCTCAGGATCGCGATGTAAAAGGAGGGTAAAAATATGGCACAGTTACAGGCAAACCGCACGCTTTCCGGCTCGTTTGCGTCCGTCTGGGTGGACGGCGCGCTGATCGCGGAGCTGGAGAGCATCACGGTCAAGGTCAAGCTGCAGCGCGAGCGCGTGCAGCTCGGCATGGATGTGGACAGCAAGATCACCGGCTATTCCGGCGAGGGTACGATGAAGCTCAAGCAGGTCTACACGCGCTTTTACGAGGTGTTTGACGAGGCGCGTCGCGGCGTGGACAAGCGCTGCACCATCACGACCGCGCTCAAGGACCCGGACAGCGTGGACGGGCAGGAGGAGCGCTACGCCATCGCGGGCGTGGCGTTCACGGAGCTGCCGTTCATCAACTACAAGATCGGCGAGGTCAACGGCCAGAGCCTGCCGTTCACCTTCCGCCCGAGCGAACTCAAGAGCCTTGACGCCATCGGCGTTGGCGAATGATGGCGCTTGGGGACATTCTCGCGGCGCGGGCGGACAACGCCCGCGCACGCGGGACGGTCGAGGCCGGTACGCTGGGGACGGTGACGGTCGAGGCGCTCCCCGTCCGCGAGCTGGAACGGCTCATGCGCGGCGCGGACGGCGACCGCGCGGTGTTCTATGCCGCCTGCCGTGAGCTGCAAGGCGCCGGTGCGGCGCTGCTGCGCGCGGGCAAGGTCTACCGCCCCGATCAGGTGATGGCGCTCGTGTCCGACGCGGAGGCGGCGAAGGCCGCCGAGGCGGTGCGCGCGCTGTCCGGCTGGACGGGCATGGACGGCGGCACGGCGCAGAGGACGGACTTCCCCGCGGAGAATGCGGACAGCGCGGGCGCGGACGAAGGCGCGGACACGGGCGCTTCCTCCGAGGCATCGGACGGACGCGCGCCGGATAACGGGCGGTCAAGAGGTCAGCGGTTCGACTACACGGCGGACGGGACGGACGAAGGCGCGGGCGGACAGGACTCACATGAGACGGACAAGAAGGCGGAAATCCGACCTGCCGTCGTGCAGGTAAATGCGGAAGTCCGACGCGATGCCGTGCAGAAAAAAACGGCGGACGCAGCGTTCCGACCTGACACCGTGCGGGAAAAAGCGGGAAAAAACGCGGAAATCCGACATCGTTCCGTGCATGGAGAAAAAGCGGGCGGACAAGCCTCATGTGAGTTTTTGGCAGAATATGGCGAACCGCTCCCGCCTGACGGCAAAACACAAGTCCTGCCCGAAAAATCGCCCGATGCACCACAAAATGTTGGGGTTTCGGACAAAACGGATGGCAGTTTACAGAAAACGGAGCGGGAGTTTTTATCGGAACGCGCCGCGCCGGAGGACGGATATGCGCTCGGCCTGCACGAAAGCAAGTCGGAAATCAACGGGCGGGGCGGAGCGAGTTTGCACGAAATCACATCGGAAGACGACGCGAAGGGCGGGAAAGCGCTGCACGAAATCACATCGGAATATGTGGAAGCGCTGCACGAAAACAAGTCGGAAAACGACGCGGCAGGCGGGGATCCGCTGCACGAAAGTAAGTCGGAAGTCACGGAAACGCTGCACGAAACCACATCGGAACTTGCCGAGAGGGTCGCGCGGGAGCTGCTCGACGGCCTGCGCCGCGCGGCGTGGGTGCGATAGGGGGGAATATGGCAAAGAGTCGGACAATTTTGATTTGGCACAACAACGGTGAACAGCAGTTTACCTTTACAGTCAACCCCGAACGGCTGCGCGTTTCGCGCCCCAACTGCAACCGCGTGGAGCGGCTGGCGATGGGCGGAACGGTCAATCTCTGGGGCGGGCGCGGGCTGCGCGAGGTGTCGTTCACGACATTCCTGCCGGAGGAGCGCTCGCCATTTTACGGCGGCACGGACGGCGCGGAGGTGCTCTCGCTTTTGAAGGCCTGGCAGGACAGCGGCGACCCCGTGCGCCTGATCGTTTCCGGCAGCGACATCAACGACGCGTTCCTCATCGAGGATGTGACCGAGACGCTGCGCGAGGGCGACGGCGACATCACGCTGACGCTGACGCTGCGCGAGTATAAATTTGCGTCCGAGCTGGCAAAGGACGCAGACGGCGCGGTGCAGAGCGCGGGGAAAACGGCGCGCGCGGACGAGCGCGTGCTGCCGAAAACGCGGACGGTCAAGCGCGGGGACACGCTCTGGGGCATCGCCTGCGAGCTGTACGGCGACGGGACGCGCTGGCGCGAGATCGCGAAGAAAAACGGCGTGACCGAGCCGAGAAAATTACCGGTCGGAAAGGTGCTGGTGCTGTGAAGCTGTATGCAAACGGGATATTGCTCAACGCGGCGGCGCAGAGCGTGACGCTGGAAAAGAGCCGCGGCGACGCGGCGGCGACGCTCACGGCGGTGCTGCTCACGGCGGCGGCCGACCGCTATTTTCCGAAGGAGAGCCTTGCCCTCGGCGACGCGGTGCGGCTGCTCGGCGACGCGGGGGAGGAGGTCTTTCTCGGCGCGGTGCAGGCGGTGTCGAGAAATGTCGAAACGGTGACGCTCATCGCGTGCGACCGCGGGCTGTACCTGACGGCGAACGAGCTGTCCGGCGTATTCGCCGGGTCGCCGGAGGGGATCTGCCGCGCGGTGGCGATGCGCCTGAGCCTTCCCGTGGGGACGCTGGAGGTCCTCGCGGGCTGGAAGCGGCTGGTGGCAGGTGCGGGCGTGCGCGCATTCGACATTCTTCGACAGGCGGTCGGAGAGGACCGCGAAATTTCCATTCAGAACGGTGCGCTGACGGTCACGAAGGCGGGGCAGGAGCGCTTTGTCATCGCCGAGGAGACGGTGCTCGCGAGCCGCGGGACGGCGGACGCAAGGCAGATGGTCAACCGCTGCGCGGTCATCGACCGCAGGGGGGCGGCCGCCGCCACGGCGCAGAACACGACCGACCTCGCCCGTTTCGGACTGCGCCAGCGGGTACTCGGCAAAAGCGGGGACGCTGCGGCGCAGGCGCAGAACGGCCTGTGCGGGCGTATCCTGCGCGGGGAGCTGACGGTGCGCGGCGACCTCAGGTACCGCTGCGGCGCAATGGTCGAGCTGCACCGGAAGGAGTTCGGACTGGACGGCGCGTATCCGCTCACGGCGGTAAAGCACCGCTGGGAGCGCGGTCTGTTCACGACCGAGCTGACCTGGGAGGGAGAGGCATGAATGTATACAGCGAGCTGTGGGCGCTGCTCCGGCCCGAAAAGAGCCTTGACGGGGGCGGCGCGCTGTTCGGGACGCTCGCGGGCGTCTCGCCCCTGACGGTCCGCGTCGGCGGGTGCGAGGTGAGCGAGGGGCTGTTCCGTCCGGCGGGCATGAGCCTGCGCGCGGAGGATGTGGGGCGGACGCTTGCGCTCCTGCCGTGCGAGGAGGGCTTTTTGCTGCTGTTTTTTGTGGAGTAGGGGAGGAGAGAAGATGATTTTTCCCGATTGGGGGACGGCCCCCGAGACAAACGAAAGCCCGCTCCCGCTTTTCCGGGAGTGGGCGGTGGACTGGGAGAGCGGCGCGCTTGCGCTGCGCGGCGGCGAGCCGTACACGCTTGAGGGCGACGAGGCCGTGAAGCTCTGGGTGCGCCTTGCGCTCGACGCAAGGTGCGCGCGCTGGAGGTACAGCGCGCACAGCGGCGACTACGGCAACGAGCTTGCCGCGCTGCTCGGCAGGAGCGGCGACGCGGGCATCCGCGAGAGCCTGCTCAAGAGGACCATCACCGAGACGCTGCTCGTCTGCCCGTACATCACGGGCGTGGAGGGCTTCTCGTTCGAGCACCGCGCGGACGGCGCGACGGTGCGCTTCACCGTGAAAACGGTGTACAATTCCTTTGAAACGGAGGCGGAAACGGCATGACGAAGGACGAAATTTTTGCCGCGATGGAAAAAGCCTACACGGGCGAGGGCAGCTTCGCGGGCGACCTCCTGCGCGCCTGCGCGGACGGCTGCGCGGAGCTGTGGAGTACGGAGATCGACGGCCTGGAGGAGCGCGCGTTCGTCGCGAGCGCGGCGGGGGAGTGGCTCACAAGGGTCTGCGCCGACCGCGGCGTGGAGCGCCGCGCAGGCGAGGACGACGAAACGCTGCGCTCCCGCGCACTCGAAAGCCTCAAGCGGCAGGGCGCGAGCGGCAACGCCGACGATTACGCCGCGTGGTGCGGCACGGTGGAGGGCCTTCTGCGCGTGCGCGTGCTGCCCCTCGCGCGCGGCGCGGGGACGGTGGACATTGTCGCGGTCGGGCAGGACGGCAGAGCCGCGAGCGCGGCGGCGGTCGCGGCGGCGCAGAGCGTCGTGGACGAAAAGCGCCCCATCGGCGCGGACGCGAAGGTGTTCGCAGCGGTCGAAAAGCCGCTGAACATTGCCGCGAGCGTCGTTCTGAGCGAGGGCGCGAGCCTCGAAGGGGTCGTAAACGCATTTAAAGGGGCCTTCACGGCGTTTTGCCGCGAGGGGGCATTACACGACCCACCTCGTCAGCTATGCGCGTGTGAGCGCCATTCTGCTCGATCAGGAGGGGGTCGCCGATGTGACGGCCTTCACGCTCGGCGGCGCGGGGACCAGCTTCGTGCTCGGCGAGCGCGAGATCGGCGTACCCGGCACGGTGACGCTCACGGAGGTGACGGCATGAGACTGCCGGAGAGCGTGACGAAAATTCAGCCGGTCGGCGCGGTGCTGAAGGCAAGCGAGGCGGGCGAGGCGCTGCTGCGCGAAGCGGGGGAGCGGGTCAATGCGCGGCTGCTCGTCGGTCAGGCGGACGCGGCGGGGCTTTCCCGCTGGGAGCGCGAGTACGGCCTTGCCGACCGGTCGGGAGAGGACGGCGCGCGCCGCAGGGCGCGCATCTATGCCGCGATGGCGGGCGGGCAGACGCTCACCCGCGAGCGGCTCTCGGCGCTGGCGGTCGCGGTCGGCGGCGCGGACCGCGGCGAGGTGACGGAGGATTTTGCCGCTTACGCGGCCGAGCTGGCGGCAATTCAGGACGGGCGGCTGCCCGCGCCGGAGGGCATGGCGGCTCTCCGCGAGGCCATCGCGCGGCAGAAGGGCGCGCACCTGACCGTGACGGCGGTACCCTGCGCAGCGCTGACGCTCGACCGCGCAGAGGCTCTGCACGGGGGCGCGCTGGAGCTTGCGTGGGGCGAGATCGCGGAGGGATGAGCAAAGAAAAAAGCTGCAAGCGGTGCTTGCAGCTTTTTTTGTGCGAATGGGGTCAGTCGAGGCTGTTTTTGAGGGCTTCGACCGTGCGGCGCAGCTCATCGAGATTGGCAAGGCAGGTATCGAGCTTGCGCTTGGCGGTCGCCTTGTCCGCGTCGTCGAGCTTCAGGGTGCGAAGCTGCGCGGTGGAGCGGCGGATGGCGCGGCCGAAGGAATCGACGCTGCGCAGCGCGTTCGGCGCGGCCTTGGGCGGCGCGGGGGGCAGCTCCGCGGCCTTGGCGTAGGCGATGGCGCGATGGACGAGGACGGGGAAGTCGTCCGTTTCGCCCGCCTTGGCGACGAATTCCTCGACGGCGGGGTAGAGGTGGGCGTTGCTCCTGCGCGCCAGCTCGTAGGCGTCGGTCATGGTCATTTTGCCGCTCTCCGCCCAGACGGTGAGCGTTTCGTCGAGGTTCAGGAGGTCTAAATACCGCTCGACCGTCGCGCGGGAGAGGTCGGTCTGCTCGGCCATGAGCTCAGACTGCTCCTTGATGTTCGCGGGGAGTTTATTCTCGCTTCTGAGCACCTCGCGCAGCGTTTCGAGCTGGCGGGCCATGTCAAACGGCGAGAGATTGCGCCGGTGCAGGTTCGCGCCCATGAGCGCGCGCA